GGGCTGGACGTAAAACTTCCCCGGCATTCCTGTAGTCCACTCGGCAGCTTTTGATAGCCGTTGGCCCCGGAACCAGCCGCCATTACATAGGCATATTTAAGCGCGAGCGAACCGCCCACTAATCGCCACTCACCCGGCACCCTGGATAAGATTGCCGAATCACCTTGCCCCAGAACAACGGTAATTGCGCTGCCACTTATGTTGGTGGTGTTCTCACCGTTTGAACCGAGCAGCGTGACACTTCCGACCCCACCACTGACCAACATGATCATGGCCCCCGCGCCTACTGCCCCGGTGGGTGGCAAGGTAATGCTAATTGCGGCGGAAGAGGTCGCACTGACGATGCCACCAATACTTCCATTACCCAGCACGGTATTAGCATTTACCGTACTGAAACCCGACCACTCCACCCCCATGCGCTTCACAAACTCAGTTGTCGCAAACGCCTGACTGCTCTCGAACTGGGGTCTGGTTGTCCAATTTGAACCCGACATAACGGCGGCATACTTGAGCGCCATAGACCCGCCACGCAAGCGCCAGGTACCCGCTACTTTCACGAACTCGGCGCTATCCCCCATGCCCAAGACGACGGGTATCCCCCCGGCGGTCTGAGAGGCCAACACATCCAGCCCGGCCGCCAGAACTGTCACCGCACCAGCACCAGCGCTCACCACCTCGACCGACGCCCCATCAGGAACCCCGGCGGTAGGCGGCAACGTGATGTTGATCGGTGTAGCAGATGCGCCGGCTACAATTCCACCCACGCTTGAAGCGCCTAGCACCGTGCTGGCTGTTAGCGGCGCGAAGCCCGAATATTCCACCCCCATTCGCTTGGCAAATGCCGTGGTCTGAAGCCGGGTGCTGTTATCGAACTGAGGCGCGGTCGGAGCCGTTGGAGTGCCCAAGAAGGCCGGGGAGTTAATCGGCGCAAAACCTTGGGTTACGTTCTGGAACGTCAGGGCCGTTACGCCCAGGACAATCACGCCATCGGTGACCAGTTGCCAGCGGGAATCGGCCAGCGTAGCGCCCTGCTCAACAGACACCAGCAGCGCCGACGTGACCTCGGCGTTGCTGTTGGCATCCGGCGCCCGAGCCCAAACGCCCGCAGCCGCGATGTACAGACCGTTGTCTTTAGCGACCGCCTGGTTTTTCACCAACACACGATCACCCGCTACCAAAACAATACCGTCGATGGTCTGAAGCCCCGCCAGCGCAATGTTGGCCGTTGTGGCCACACGTACCGACTGCTTGCTGTCGAGCTTGTAAAGCTCCTCCATAATCCGCAGATCGACATACTCGCGAGTCGCCAACACCACGGCCGGGTCAATCTTCAGCGTGATATTTCCGGTGCTGGACACAATGAAATTCATCCGCACTACTTGCGTGCGGTTCGATCCTTGGGAGAGCAGCGATTTGTAGGTCGGCGCACAGTTCGCGACTGCCACGAGATCGCCGTCCGCGTCGTAAACACCAATTTCGCGAATCCATCGACCGCCTTCATCGGCCGGAATAATCTGCTCAGCAACGATCACAGCCGGGTTAGCCGGATCAACCCGAACTTGATTCAAAGGACGGCGGCGCCATTCGTTGATCAAACGAGTCTGCGACGGACTGGGGATGGGGTCAGTGTTGTTTGCGTCACCCACGCCCATGTCAGTGAATTTCCAGGGAATGCCGAGCGCGTCAGCGTTCGCCTGCTTAGCCATGCCCACGTTAGTGAGGATGGCGAAAAACTGCGAATTCGCATCAATCATAATAAACGTCCAGGGTGTCTATGGAGTGTTCGCGACCAACCACGCCGATGGTCCCGGAGACCTCAATGTCACGCATGACCGGCGGGTATATGTCGATTTCATCGCCGTCGTACATGGCGACGCTGATATTCAAAACGCCTTGAGTTTCGAGACTGATCGCCAGCCCTGTCAGGTGCCGGCTGACCGGCTTGGCGTCGTCGATCAGGCGCTCCAGCTCCTGATACATCTCCTCATTGATGCCGGTATCGAGAACCCCGACTTTAAGCGCAAAGGTACCCGGCACGCCCGGTGGCACGGTGTTGAACCACTCGATAATCTCGATCAGGTAGCCCAGGGGCTCGACCACACGGCGCAGCGCGCCGATGGTCCCTTTGTGGGCATGAATGTAGTAAGACGCCTTGATGGCGGCGCGCTTGGTCGCCTCGGTCCATCGGTAGTCCCAGCGGTCGACCGACCACGCCCACGCCAGGTGGGGTAGTAAATGGACCGGGCAGGTATCGGCGTTGTAGAGGTCGCGCAGCGGGATGATCGTTTTCTCGAAAAACGTCGCCTCCATGGCGCGTTCCAATTGCGTGCTATTAAGTGGCAGTAGGCTTTTCATGTCTGCCCTGCCAACTTCACGGTGTAGCCCGTACAGAACGCCGCCTGAGCCTTAGTTGGGGCCAAGTCCTGCCAGCCGACCAGCTCAACCCGGGAAACGCCGGCAACGTGCAACTGAGCATCAACCCCGGACCGCGCCACCTCAACACCCAGCCGCTTGCGCGGATTGATCCAGGCCCCCAAGCGACTTTTCGCCTCGGCCAAACTGGCATCCGATTCGGGCCCAGCGCTGGTCATGTGCAAAATCGCTTCAATTTGGTAACGAATCACCTGGGCGCTCTGCACCGTCACCCGATCAGCCAGGGGGCGCACGTTGTCGTCATTCAGCGCGACGGCTACCGTAGCCAGCAGCTCCGGCGACGCCTCGCCTTCACCGTCCAAACTCAACACCGTTACCGTAACGTCACAAGGTGCCGGACTTTCGGCGGTCGCATCGGCCACCAACCCCGAGGCATTACGCGCATGAAGGATGTAGCTGTTGCGCGGCCCGGCCGTGGTCAACCCTTCATAGGCCAACTGGATACGCTCGCGAAACGCGTCATCGTCCTCCTTGACCTCAGGCACCGCCGGTACTGCCAGCAGATCCTCGGCCTGGATGACCAGCCGCTTAAGATTGACGTTGGCCCCCAAATGATCGAGGTCACCGCCGATGGCATGGGCCAGTAACACCGCTTTGGCGGCGTCGTTGACCCGGGCGCGGTTGCCGACCTTGATGTAAGCGCCAACCTCCAGCACCTTCACCACGGGATCGCTTTCCAGCGCGGCAGTCCAGTTGCCACCCATGTATCCGCGAAAAACCCCCAGCCCTTCTTGATAAACTTCTTCGAAGTCCAGCGGTTCCAACACGGTCGGAGCCGGCAACGACGACAGATCTACGATACTCATACGGCCACCTCCAGCGTGACACCGTCGCCCAGGTATTGCCCGACGATCCTCAGGTTGATTTGCCCGCCAATAACAGACAGAACGCGCACCTGGTCCAGCTTCAAACGCGGCTCCCAGCGCCCAAGGGCACGAGCAACTTCAGCCTGTACGGCGCTTTTCCAGCCCTCATTGACGGGCAAGTCAACGAACCGCCGTAGCTTGCTGCCGTAGTCCAACCGATGCCGGCGGCTGCCCAACGGCGTGCCCAAGATGTCTGGAACTGATTGGCGCAAGTGCGCGATGCCGGAAATGGGCTGGCCGGTGTGGCGGTCCATTCCGATCATTTTGATTACTCCACCAATTGCTCCAGATCTGGATGTGTTTTCAAGAACGCATATTGATCATCCCCAAACGCGGTAACGCGCCCCGCGATAACAGGAAGCGTCTCGCCGCTGGGCAGGACCAGTGTGCGCGAGGTGAAAACCTTGTCGCGAAACACGCGTGCGGGGCCGATGGATTCCAACGCGTCAGCAGTCGCGGGAATACCAAGCGGTGCGGGCTTCAACCCAGGAACCACGATAGCTTCGGCGATCTCGGCCGAATCGCTGTCAGTTCTAGACTTACTCATAAGACAGACTCCAGGCATGAAAAAGCCCGCACTGGGCGGGCTTTCGTGAGTTGAAATTAATGCGTGTGATGGTTGCTGTTACCACCGGCATCGATGATCGCGCCGGCGCTGGTGATGCCCTTCGTAACGTGTAACGCTCCGTCGATTAGCACCGCCGCTTTCAGATTGATGTTGCCGGTGGTCACGTTAACGGCGCTGTCCGTGATAACCGCCTCTGTGCTGGCGACTTTAATGCTCACCGTACCGCTCGGTAGAGTGATGCTGTAGCTCTTGGCCTGCCAGTCGTAAATCAGCGAGCCGCCATCATCAAAACGCCAAACTTCCACATGATCGCGGTTATCCGGTGGTGGGCCAGCATTGCCATATAAGCCCGGGATGAAGGTACCTTGCGCTACGTCACCGCTGGCACTGACCAAAGCACCCTGCTCGCCCATGGATGGTGCCCGCCAGTGCCTGGCCTTACCGGCGGCGATGCTGTGCCAGCGCACCCAAGCGCTGACCCATTCGCCATCGGAAACCCGACACACCGGCGGCGAGGCGGCCAGGTCGACGGCCACCACGTAACAATCCTTCACCACCCCGGCGAGCATGCGGTCATGCTGGGCGCTGGCATAGCCGCTCACACGTCCTCCGCTGGCACAAAGCCGTCTTTGACTTCGTTGTTGAATCCGAACAGCAGCGATCCAGGGGGTTGATCAGGCCAAGGCCATTCCTCGGGGCCGACGTAAATCTGTTGCGTCCATTCCACCAGCCACACGGTGTAGCCATCCAACGCCGGCTGGGTCCAGTCCTGCAGGGCTTGAACGAACTCGGCCGGCTCAACCTCCAGCCCCCAGGTCTGGGCCCGCAGTAAAACGGCAAGCTGAGTGACCAACTGCACCGCCTGTTGCTGATGAAGCGGATAGATCGGGTCAACAATAATGCGCGCCTCGAACTTGCACACCAACGTGGTTTCACCCGTGCCGATGTCGGTACCTGGTTCAATCTCGGCCAGCTCCAAAAACACCGCCGGCAGGGCAATGCGGTCCTGGATGTTCGGCCAGGCCATTACTGTCTGAACTCCTGGCAGATGCCGCACCAGGTGTTGCTCGACCGCTTGGTAAAGCTGATCCAAGCTAAAAGGTTCGTCAGCCATTACACGATCCTCTTGAGGTACTTCTGCAGCTCAAAGTTAAGTTCCTGTTTCAGGATCTCCAGTAAGCGTTCATCAGCCTTTTGTACCCAGCTCTCAAAGTGGGGACGGGCTTGCTCCAGAGACACCTTCGCCTTTGCCAAAGGAAAGCGACTGCCGTTTTCCGCCACCCACCCCGAACTCGGCCCGCGCCCCGGCGACACCGTGCTGTCAGGGTAATCGTCCGCGTTGAAGTGCTTGCTCGCGGTACGGATCCAGATGTCCGGCTTGTTGCCGTAAACCTTCTTCAGAAACGCGCCTTGATACCGCCGCCCCGCCACCGACACCCCGCTGCCAGTCTGCCTTGCGCGGCCGATCCGGCTGGACTCGATTGCGTTCAAACCGAACCACAGCTTGCCGCTCGAAGCCCCGCCGGACACCGGGTAACTGCGCAACCGTTGACGCACCGCCGCGACAGCAATGCGCTCTTGCCGACTGACCGCCCGGGCGATGTGCGTGCGCAACCACCCGAGGGTCTTGTTGATGGCTCGACGGTGAGCAGTGGCCGCAGCCTTGGGCACCAACTTGGCAAATTCCTGAAACGCCTGCAGGTCTGTGGCTGACGACTGGATGGAGATCATCCCGCCGCCCGCCGAGGGCTTGTAGTAGCTACCAATGCTCATGGACGTAACCTCAGGATCAAGGCGACCAGACCGTCGCCGCTCGGCTCCAGCTGCAGCAGGTCGTAATCGCCGCCGCCATCCAAGGCAGGCAGATCAATGCTGACCAATAGCCCGCGCTCAAGGCCCTGCGAATCGCTCACGCGGATCTCAAACCGAGGCTCACGTAAGCCGGTATTGAGCTTGCCGAGCTTCGGCTGCAACCAGGGCGCCGCGAACATGCCAAACACTGGTTCTTCGCGGCCCTCGATCCGTGCGGTATCGCCCAGTGTTTCGAACACCACCGCGTCGACTTCGGCGACCAGGTCGCGAAAGCCCACAGTCAAAGCTCCAGCAGGATCTGCGCCAGGGGCCGCGTGCAAAGGTGCAGCGGGTTGGACTGGGCTTCACCGGCCACACCCTTGTTGAAGGGCAGCGGCTCAATCTTGCTGTAGTACGGGATGCCTTGGGTGTTGACCGTTTCCATATAGTCGGCCGGTGCAAAGGACGAGATGTACAGGTCAGGGACGCCTTCAGGGATCAGCAGGGCCTTGTCGTCGTGGACGAACGAAACACCCGCCACCTTGCCGCGATAGCGCTCCCAGACGATCCCGCCGAACTCGAAGCTTTCCCGGGCATCGCCACGCAGGG